AACTGATGAAGAACGTGAAATTGCAAAACTTGAAAAAGAACAGTCAGAAACAATAGCAGAATTAGAAAGGTTAGATGCAACCGAAGCACAAAAATTAGCTATTGTTGAACATTATGAATTATTAAAGCAAGGTGTAAAAGACAAAACTGCTGCACAAGATGAAGAATTAGATAGAAAAGTTTTAAATGCAAAACTTAATATGGCAAAACAAGGTTTTGATTTATTAGCTGATATTGCTGGTAAAGACAGTAAAACTGGTAAAGCTATGGCATTAGCAAGTGCAACAATAAGTGGAACTTTAGGTGTAATGAACGCTTTTACAACTGCACAAGATTCTCCGATTACAAAAGTATTTCCAGCATATCCATTTATACAAGCTGGTTTAGCTGGTGCAGCAGCATTAAAAAACATAGCAGCAATAAAATCAGTTGATCCAAGTGGTAGAGGTAACAAAGGAACTGTACCAAGCGGTGGTGGTGGTGGTGGTGGTTCAGCACCAACAACTGAAAGTTTACCCCCAGCTTTTAATATAGTAGGTGCAAGTGGTACAAATCAATTAGCAGATGCAATAGGTGGTCAAACACAACAACCAACAAAAGCATACGTAGTTGCAAGTGATGTTTCTACTGCACAAGAAATGGATAGAAATATAATTGAGGGTGCAAGTATAGGATAAACGCAAAATTTAAAATTAAAAACGTTATATAATTATGAAAATAATAGAACTTATTTTAGATGAAGATCAAGAAGATGCAGGAGTAGAAGCAATATCTATTGTAGAAAGTCCAGCTATTGAATCAGACTTTATTGCTTTAAAAGACCAAGAAATAAAATTAGCACAAGTAGATGGTGATAAAAAAATCTTAATGGGTGCTTTGTTAATACCTAATAAACCTATTTATAGAAATGGTGCAGAGGGTGAATATTACATTTACTTTTCTAAAGATACAGTACAAAAAGCATCACAAATGTATTTAAAGAATGGCTATCAAAACAATAGTACATTAGAACACGCAGAAACTTTAAGTGGTTTAACACTTGTTGAAAGCTGGTTAGTAGAAGATGAAGTACAAGACAAATCAAGAAAATACGGACTTAATGTACCAGTAGGAACTTGGATGGGTGCAGTAAAAGTTAATAACGATGAAATATGGCAAGAGTATGTTAAGACAAATAAAGTTAAAGGTTTTTCTATTGAGGGGTATTTTGCAGACAAAATGGAAGCACCTAATGACAAGATTAAAGAAGAATATTCAAAAGATAAAAGTGCTGAAAAGACATTAAATAAAATCATAAATATATTGACCAATGAAAAATAACATAGAAAAGGTTTACGGAAAGTTACCAAAGAAAAAAGTTGATTTAAAAAATCATAAAATTGAATTAGGTATTGTACAAGATATAATACAAATATTTATCGAAGCACAAGAACAATTTACAACTGCTGCATCTATGGAAGATAGAGCATTAGGTGAATATGAAAATTCTTTACAAACTTTATTAAGAGCAGAAGAACTTATTAATGAAGCATATTCACAAGCACAAGATTTAGGTGTAGAAATACCAAGAGAAACCAAAGATATATTTGATAGGGTTAATAGCTTTATATCATCAGCACAAGATAAATTAAATAAATAAAAAAATGAAAAGTAGATTAGAAAAAGTATTAGATAAAATGCCTAATAAAAAGGTAGATTTAAAAAAGCATAATGTAAAATTAAGTTTAGCTGAAGATATAAATATTGCTATAAATTTAATTGAACCCATAATGAATGATGGAGAAGATTACAATGCTAAATTAATAGATTTAGGAAAGCGTATTGCAGAAATAGCAGATGAAGCAAATACTTTAGTTTCTATGTCAAGTAATTTTTTAAATATAGGTTACAATGCTACCGAACAAGTTGATGAAGTGCTTGAAAATGCACGATTAAAAGCTGAAGAATTAGGAATTGATCCAGCAGTTATAGATGGATATACAAAACTTAAGGAGTTATCCGAAATAGATTTTTTTGCTATAAAAGGTATAGAAGATGCTTATTTTGAAGAAGTACAATATAATGCAGATAGATTAAAAACATTAGTAGAATCACAATGGTAGTTTAGGTTTATAAATGCAAAGAAACAACAAAAATAAAACCTTTATACCAAGTAGAACATCACCTACTGGTTCATCTCGTGCTTGTTTATGCTGGGATACTAACAAGTATTCTATTGAATGTTGTGATGGTTCTATACACGCACAAGGAATAGGTGTAATAACAAGAACAGACTGAAAACGCAAAAAATAAATTAAAAATCGTTATATAAGTATTATGAAAGCAACCAAAATGTTAAATGACATAAAAACGCTTCTAAACATCGAGGTAAAACTTGAAGAAATGAAGTTAGAAAATAGTACAGTTATCACAACTGAATCATTAGAAAAAGGAAACGAAGTATTTATCGTTACCGATGATGAAAAAGTAGCAATGCCAGTAGGGGAATATATCCTTGAAGATGGTAGGCTATTGATCGTAGAAGAAGAAGGTATTATTGCAGATGTTAGGGATGTATCTGATGATGTACCAGCTAAAGAAGAAACTGAAGATTTAGAAGAAACTATTGAAACGGAAGTACCCGAAGAAGTAGCATCAGAAGTTGAAGCAATAGTTGAAGCAGTAGTTGAGGTTATTGCACCAGTTATTGAGGAAGTAAAATCTGAAATTGAAGAACTTAAAAAACAATATTCTTCTTTAATGGATGACAAAGAAGAAGAAAAAGTAGAAGATAAGAAAAAAGAAGATTTATCTGCTGCAACAAAACCAATTACAAGAAATTCAGCACCAAAATCTAACAAAACTAAAGTAGAGTTTGGAACTGGAAAATTCGCAACAACTTTAGATAGAGTATTAAATAAATTAAATAAATAAAATAAAAATGGCAAATTTAAGAAAAACAAATCTTGCAACTACAGTTAATATCACTACAACTTATGCTGGTGAATTTGCTGGTGAGTATATTGCAGCAGCTTTACTATCTGCATCAACTATTGATGATGGTGGTATTACAGTAAAAGCAAATATTGCTTACAAAGAAGTATTAAAAAAATTAGCAACTGGTTCATTAGTAAGTCCAGCAAGTTGTGATTTTACACCTAATTCATCTGTAACATTAACAGAAAGAATTATACAACCAGTAGAATTACAAGTTAATCTACAATTATGTAAGTATGATTTTGTGAACGATTGGGAAGCACAACAAATGGGGTATGGTTTAGGTCAGTCTTTACCACCTAAATTTTCTGATTTTATGATTGCACACGTAGCAGCAGAAGTAGCACAGAATACAGAATTTTGTATTTGGCAAGGTGATACCGCAGCTGGTACTAACAATTCATTTGATGGGTTTGAAAAACTAATTGCAGCATCAGCAGCAGCAGGTGATATACCAGCAGGTCAGCAAGTAGCAGCAGTAGCAGGTGGTTTAGATGCAACTAATATTATTGCAGAATTATCTAAAGTAGTAGATGCTATACCAGCTTCACTTTACGGAAAAGAAGATTTATTCTTATACATTGGTTCAAAAGCAGCTAAATTCTATGTACAAGCATTAGGTGGTTTTGTAGCAGCTGGTTTAGGTGCAAATGGTGTAAACAATATGGGTACACAATGGTGGAATAACGGATCACTAACTGTAAATGGTGTTAAGATTTTTGTATGTCCTGGAATGTCAGACAACAAAATGTATGCAGCACAAAGAAGTAACCTATACTTTGGAACTGGATTGTTAAACGATACAAATTCTATTAAAGTATTGGATATGGCAGATTTAGATGCTTCAAACAATGTAAGAATGGTAATGCGTTTTACATCAGCAGTACAGTTTGGAATTGCTGAAGATTTAGTAGAATACGCTTAAAATTAATTAACCAATAAATTAGGGTAGGTAGGTCATCTACTTACCCTTTTTTTTTAAAAAAAATATATATATGTCTTGTTTATTAACAACTGGAAGAAAAATACCTTGCAAATCAGCGTTTGGGGGTATTAAAAGAGTATATTTTGCTGATTATGGTGGTATAACTGCTGTAACAGTAGATAGTACAACTAAAGAAGCAACAATAACTGGTAGCCCAACGTGGTTTGAATTTGATGTAAAGGGTAATTCATCTTTAGAAACTACTGTAACAAGTAGTAGAGAAAATGGAACTACATTTTATACTCAAACTTTAAACTTAACACTAACTTATTTAGATGCAAAAACACAAGCAGAACTACAAACACTTGCAGTAGCAAGACCACAAGTTGTAGTTGAAGATTATTACGGTAATAGTTTCTTATGTGGGTTTGAAAATGGAATGGAATGTACGGGTGGAACAGTAGTAACGGGAGCAGCAGCAGGTGATTTAAGTGGTTTTACACTTACTTTTGAGGGTATGGAAGAAACTGCACCATACTTTTTAGATGCACCAGTAACTGGTGATGCAACACAAATAGATCCAACTGCATAGTTTTAATTTTAGTTAATAAATTAAGCATCCTTTATAGGGTGCTTTTTTTTTACAATATAATTTCTACAAATTAGGTAATTATTTACGTTATATAGTTGATGATTATATTAACCACAAGTGCAACTGCACAATCGTTATCAGTAATACCAAGAGATTACTTAACAGATTTTATTATGTCTATTCGTGATGATAGTACAAACGTAGTAAAAACCTATCAAATCAATGGTGCTACACAAGTAGGTAATTATTTAACATTTACAAATATATTTAACCCTATATTAGTAGAAAATCATTTTTACGATGTAACATTAGAAACTGCAAATAGTTTTTGGAATACAAATGTTAAGTTATGGGAAAACGATACAACGCTTTGGAATGTAGATGATGCAAGTGATGGAGTTATTTATAAGGATAGAATTTTCTGTACAGACCAAGATATAGACCAAAATAATAATGACTATTATAACTTAAATAAAGGGCAATATACAACCTACAATGGTTATAATAATACTTATATAGTAATATGAAAAGACAAAGAAATAGTAAAGGACAATTTAGCAAAACAAAGGTATCAGAATTTGGCTTTGTTAATTTAAGTACTTACACAAGCCCAGAAATTAAAGAAGTAAACGGTGAAGATTGGATAGAATACGGTGCAGATAACAATTATTTTCAATACTTAATAGATAGATACAATGGTTCACCTACTAATAACGCTGCTATTAATGGCATTAGTCAAGCTATATATGGAAAAGGACTAAACGCTACTGATAGTAACAGAAAACCTAATGAGTACGCACAAATGATTGCATTGTTTAAAAAAGATGTAGTTAGAAAAGTGTGTTACGATTTAAAGCTAATGGGTAATGCTGCAATACAAGTAATTTACTCAAAAGATCGTAGTAAAATTGTTCAGTTAGAGCATATACCTATTGAAACATTACGTGCTGAAAAATGTGATGAAAATGGTGAAATACCAGCATACTTTTATTTTGATGATTGGGCAAACATAAAACGTACTGATGAACCTTTAAGAATACCAGCTTTTGGAATGTCTAAAGAGGGTATAGAAATTTATTATATAAAACCATATAAAAGTGGTTTTTACTACTATTCACCCGTAGATTATCAAGGTGGTTTACAATATGCAGAATTAGAAGAAGAAGTATCTAATTACCACCTTAACAATATTATGAATGGTTTAGCACCATCAATGCTAATTAACTTTAATAATGGTACACCTAACCAACAAGAACGTAAATTAATAGAAAATAAAATTGCTCAAAAGTTTAGTGGTACATCAAACGCTGGTAAATTTATTTTAGCTTTTAATGACAACAAAGAATCACAAGCAGAAATAACACCAGTACAATTAAGTGATGCACATAACCAATACCAATTTTTAAGTGAAGAAAGTACACAAAAAATAATGGTAGCACATAGGATTGTTTCACCTATGCTATTAGGTATTAAAGATGGTTCGGGTTTAGGTAATAATGCAGAAGAAATAAAGACTGCATCCTTACTAATGGATAACACCGTTATAAGACCATTTCAAGAACTTTTAAT